TTTCGCTCATGGGGTCCATGATGGTTGGGACGCTTCACAGCGTTCCTAGTCGCCCGGCAACCCGCCGGTTGGGTCGGCTAGTCAATAGTGCAGCGTCTCGCCCGCACGAAGGCGGTTGAGGTCACGCACGAACCACTCGCGACGGATTTTCCGGGCAAGGATTTCGATAGCTGGTTGCAGAACTTGGCCATGGAATGCCGCGAGATTCGTGTTGAGTGCTTCGGGGGTGAACATCAACGCTTACTAAACGCCCCCTTTGGGCACCTGCAACTTGTTTAGGCGGGCCACGATGCCCGGCCCGTAATGACGAATGGCCTTGGCGGTAAGCACGCCCTCGCCAATGTCCATCGGCACCAAGCCATCATCGGGGCCGGGCGGGTTGTGGCCCTGCAAACGATTGGGCGTGACAATGCCTCCGTGGAACATGCCAGCAAGGCCGGCCATCTGGCCGCCGAAATCGCCTTGCGGACCGCCGCCGATATCGCCACCGACAGCGTTCGTTCCCGGCCCGGCGCTGGAGAGGTCGCCGGGATTTTCCATGGTTGCGGTGTCCACCGCGCCAAGCGGGGCCGTGCCGGATGTCGTGCTGTTCGCGCTGCCGAAGCCGCCGAACCCCAGCGCGTTCATAAAGTCGCTGAACGTGGTGTTGCCCTGCGCAGGCGCGCCGTAGCCACCACTGCCGCCCTCAGCCTGCATGAAGCCCTGCCCCATATCCACAGGCGCGGCAGGCGCAGAGGGCATCACAGGGGCCGCAGGAGGCGCCACGGCGGGGGGTAGGTTCTGCGTCGTGTCATACACCGGCCGGTTAGCCTGTGCGCCGCTGTTCATCCACACGGGGAACTGGCGCTGGAAGCCGGAACGGAAGCCGTAGAAGCCGGCTGGCGTGGCGGCGCTGGTGCCGAGAGGATTATACGGCATTGATCACCCCCTCTTGTGCAGGCATCGGCTGCGCCATCGGCTGAGGCACGCGGGCTTGATCGGCTGCCGCGTGCTGCGCCATCAACGGCAAGATCGCCTCTTCCACCAACTGCGACACCATCTCGCGAATAACCGGCTTCATCGCGTCCGGATCAATCGCACCAATCGCACGAATCCGGTTCGTCTCGGCCTCGTATTCCTTGCGCGCCAAGTCCGCAGCCTGATCCGCCGACTTTTTGCGTTCCTCTTCCAACGCAAGATGAAGCTGCGCAATCTCGGCCTGGCCCTGCTGCGCCACCTCCTGAAACTGCTGCTGCATCTGCTGCATCTCAGGCGACGGGCCGCCTTTGGCTTGCGGCGGAACCATGTTGTGTAGACGTTTGGCCAGCTTGTCCGAACCGGGGAAGTCCGCGCTTTCGGCCCAAAGGTCACCAACCACCGCGAACATCTCTTTGTTCTGCGCCATGATCTGCGAGAAGGCGTTGAACGCTTCCTGCCGCTGCGTGGCATACGACGGGCCAACGTCCGAAATCACGTCATACTTGCCAACAGACGGGTTGAGGATCGCCGCCACCGTCTCCGCGTCGAAGTTCTCGGCCTCCGGGTCCGCAAGCTGCTGCGCCGGCCCCTGTGCGTTCGGGTCAACCTGGATCTTGATGCGCTTGTCGTCACGCCCGATGGCCTGAATGACGCGCGCCGTGTCGTAAACCTTCGGGATCAGGTCAAGGATGATGCGGCCAAGGAACCGGATCATAAGCGCCTGATGGTCGATGAAATGATACGTCGCGTTGTCGCCCTGACGCTGCCGGGCGTTGATGGCTTTACCGCTCGTTTCGTTGCTCGGCGCGCCCATAATCGCCTGATACTGGCCAGACACCAACATCATCTCTTGCTGGGCAACCTGCATGCCCTCGATGTGGCCACTAGCCGGCGGGGGCGGCGCGATGCGCTGCGGCGGCTGGATCGGCACGCCATCGTCTGAAACGTCGTTGTAGATGAGAACGGCCGCGTTCTTGACGTTGGCTTCTGTCCACTGCTCCGGATCGCCTTCAACCGCCCGCGCGCTAGCAAGCCATGGCGTCTTGGTCTGGTTGGCCACGAACTCGACCGAACCGGACGAGTGGTAATTATACATCTTCTGCGGGTCTAGCATTGCCCGCACATGGCCCTTGCGGTCCATCTGGCCGTTGATGATCGTCTCTTGCCCAATCATGCGGGCAATCGGCACATACTTGCCAGGCCACGGCTTGCGTTCAACGATGGTTGAACCGATGACCTTGCACCACTCTACGCGCTGGTCGATGATCGGACGTTCGTTGGCAATTGCGCCCGGAAACGCCACCAATTCGTCATAAGCGCCCGCCGGCAGTTCGGACTTGCGCAGCGTCTGCCCATCCGCCAGCGCAACCAGCGTGTCAGCCTCTTCCGTGCGGTAAAAATACTCGCACACGCGCACGTAATCGTCGCTGATCCAGCCTTCAGAGCCGTCAATGGGGCTGTCTGCAAACGCCGATTTGTAACGTCGGTATTTGCTCTCGGCCTCCTTGCGCGGGATATCCTCAAACACGAAGCCATACCGCGCGTCTGACCCGTCGTATTCCTGAATGTCAGGATCGAGGTAGATCGTCAGCGGATCGGCAACGCGCTTAATGAAGATATCCTGATCGAAGGAATCTTCATCGCAGTAGTCCACATGCACGCGGACGTAACCGATGCCGCCGAAAACGCCGGTATACATAGCCGCTTCGTAGGCCAGCGTGGCGTTCGACTTGTATTCGATGTGCCGAATCAACGCTTCGTAGAGGTCCGCAGCCTTGGCCGTCGCCTCGCCGCCAACCGGGCGAATTTCAATCCCCACCTTGTTCTGGCGGGCATCGTTGATGATCTGAAGGCAATGCTGCTGCGTCTTGTTGACGGTCAGCATGGGCTTTTGTTGCGACTCACGCGCTCGTGACACGTCATCCGGCCACTGCCAGCGGTTGCGAGCATCGCCGTTGCCGAACTTCAGGTCTTCGATGTAACGCTGGCGGGCCGTGGCTTCCCAATCTTCGCAGCGCTTGAAGTTTGCCTTGATCTCGTTGAGAAGGTCGGTGTCTTCGCTCATGCCATCCACGCGGAATGGCCAGCAACGGGCGTGCGATGCGCTGGCTTCATGGTGGAGGATGCCTTCTTCTCACGCAGCGCGACTGCCAGGTATCGGAACGCATCGGCCGCGTGGCTGGCGTCGTCGTGCAACGGCTCTTTCGAGAACTGCCCCGTTTCCGGGTCCACATCGTATCGGTAGCGGCGTAGGTGGTTCAGACCATCCGCGCACTTGTCCGCGTCAAACCACATATTCGGGAACATCGTGCGGGCGGCGTTGATGCCGTTGGCCACCGACGTTTTAGGCGTGATCTTCACCGTGAAGCCGGCGGCCCGCATCTGCTGGGCAATGGTGCGCTCAGAGGCAAGCAACTCGTTATTGGCGTCGTGAGGGAGCCAGCAGTCGCCATACACGTAGGACCGTGCCTGCAGCTCTTTCAGATAGTGTCCCAGCGCGTGCCCTGAGTTCTCGTAGAAGTCGATGCATCGCGTCTCAAACCCCACAAGCTGGCCAAACCAGATGCTGGTGCGATCCGCGCGCCCCAAGTCCCAAAACGTATGAACCGGCTTCGATTGCTCGTAAGGCACCCGCGTAAGCCGGTTTTCCTCAGTCGCAGCCCGGATTTCCTTGGCGTAGATCGCGCCATCCAGCGTCTGCCGACAGTGGCCGTCGTAGATGTTTAGGTAAGCATCCGGGTCCGTGGCCTGTAGGTGCCGCCGCTCGGCTTCCAGTTCCGCCGGGAACCATGGGTTATCGCGCCAGTCGATCTTGACGACTTCGGTATTCGGAGGCGTGTTCTTCACGAACCGCACATACGTTTCGTCGGTATCGAGTTCGGGGTTGAACGACACGACGATTTGAGAGCCGGGCTTACGAACGGTCGGGATTAGCTTTTCCCAACTGGCTTTGGAAACGGTCTGCGCTTCCTCAACCCAAACGATATCCGCGCCCTCTAAAGATTTGATGTTGTTTATGTTGTGCCGAAGCCCCGCAAACAGGAAGCTAGACCCGTTGGCGCCTTTGATCGTCGTCTGCTGAACCTCGTAGAAGTGGCTCAGGCCCATTGCCGCAATCTGATCGGCCAACAGGCGATGCACGCTGTCCGTGATCGACTTCTGGATCTCGCGTGCACACAGGATACGAAGCGGCGCCACAGTGCCACGCACCAGCAGCGCCCGCGCCACACCCCACGACTTCGCCCCGCCACGCCCGCCATACAAAATCTTGTAGCGCCCCGGCCGGAACAGACATTCCAGCTTTTCGGGGAACTCAATCTTCGCGCTCGGCTGCACCAGGCCTCACAAACGATACGGTCAGAGACGTGGGGATTGCCCCACCCTCTGGCCCGCTGATTTCCTGCGTAGGCTGGCCCCACAATTCGACGCTGATCTGCTTCGCGGCAACGAGGCGCACTCGGTTGTCAGGGTCGGTCAGCGCGTCGTCATAGACCTTCTCAACCGCGTCTAGCTTCTCAGCCAGCTTCCGGCGGAACTCAGCCCGTGCTTGACGCCCCGCAACCTTGGCATCGGCCGCCGGCTGGTTCTCCGCGTTGAACGGCACCGCAGGCGCCCCAGAAGCGCCGCCATACAGGCCGGGCCCGCTGGCCATGTCACCACGCGCCGGGGCGGACGCGCCGCGGTCCCTGCCGTCGCCAGCAGGCCACCGGCCGGTTGCGGGATCGCGTTCCGGCATGGGTTAGGTGTAGGTGCCCAGGCCGACGTTGGTAATCGTCACGGTCGGCGCATCAGCCGTGCCGCCATACGCAACCACGAAGTCGCGGAACGTGGTGGTTGCAACGGTCGCGGTGCCGCTAATCGTGACGCCCGTGCCGCCCGCAAGCGTCAGGGTGCCGGCGCCAGACTGCGAGATACGCAGCTGATAGACCTTTCCGGGATAGGCCAGCGGGTCATCGGCAAACATCTGCACAGCGGTGCGCGTGGTCTGCGTGCCGGGCGTGGTGGCAGCCGACACAAGCACAACCTGCGCCCCGCCCGTGATCGTTCCCGCCGGAATGGTGCCAGCGGTCACGCCAGCGGCATACGCGGTCTGCTTGTAGTTGGATGCGGCCAGCACATCGGCCGCGTCCATCATCTCAACGCCGCCTGGCCAAAGATTGCTAACCATGGCGGTTACACCACGTAGTTGAGCACAGAGGCGCGCATGCGCCACTTGCTGTTAACCGCGTCCCAATCGCCGTAAACAATGTCCATACGGCTGGCCGTGGTCGTCAGTGTCGGCGCGGTGCCGCCGGACCACACAAAACTGCCCGGCCACGTCACCAGACGCGAGCCGGTGCCGTCCTGGATCACGCGGATCTGAAGCTGCTGTTCCGGCACCTGGCTAGTGGGCGCGCTCATGGTGCGCGAGGCGCCAAGGGTCCACTGGAACACGCCGCCAGTAGAGCAATCGAACACCTGCGTGGCGCCGTCGGTCACGACGGTAGCCGGGCCAAACTGGCCAATCGGGTTGCCGGGCATGGGGGAGGTTCCTTGCAAGAACGCAAAAAACCCGCCGGGCTTGTGCCTAGCGGGTGATGCAGTCAGATTGTGCAGTGTGCCTAGGCGTTAGCAGATTCGGGACCGGGTGTCAACCTTCGTTTTTCTCGGCGCAACGCGGCGGTGCTTCGCGCATTTCTGCGGGCTCGGTAATTGACCCGCCCCAATTCGTCCACGCGAAATTCAAAATCGTGAACCAGCCCGCAGTCACAACACGCAACGCGATATCCCGGCAGCGGATGTATCCAT